GTATCCCATGCGTTCAGGTGTATGCATGAGCTTGTCGTAGGCTATTGAGGCATTGAGCCTGTTTTGGAATGCAGCTGCATGAATACCAGCGTTGTTGTCCATCCGTGCTTCAGCGATAGCCAGACACGACTCAAGGATTGTCTCAGCGTGAGCAGCACCACCTTTGGGATACGGATAGCTTGCGTCAATCTTTCCAGGCAGTGCGTGGTAGCGATAACTAAGCGTGTATGCCTTATCCGGTTTGGGATAAAGCATCAGCTGAAATCGCTGTCCGTTTGATCCGTCAGAGCTGATCGGACGAATAGCGGCAAGCTTCGGGTCACTGGCAAGATCGCTATAATCTCGCTGTCGCAACACTCTTATCCGATGCTCACCAGTTATTTCGATTGGGAACCAGCGACTGTCATCGGAGGAGTAAGTCATCTGGCCTATCAAGCCGCCAAAGTCTGCACTGAGTGTGTAATCAGATGTGTTGGCGACGGTTGACAGTGTTGTTGTTGGTTCGAGGAAGCTCCACTTGTAACCTGTTGGTGCGTTCTGTGTCGGAGCAGGGTGGTAGAAGTTGCGAAGGCCTGACTTCACGATGTCGTCGATCTGTGAGCCTTCGTCACTTGACCAGTTCGAGCTTGTGCGTTCACCAAACAGAAACCAGCCAATCTCCTTGCGAATGTCCGCATACGTGAGACTGAGGCTTGATTCAGTTGATGTGTCTGCCGGACTTCCGAGCGTCTTGATAGTGAACTGAACAGGTATGGCATCACTGTGTGTAAACAGCAAACCAACTACCGATGCGTTCATTTCCGCAGCGGTTAGGTTAACGCTGTACTGGCCGTTGCCTTCTTCGGCGACAGAGCCTGAAATGCTGGCCTGCGTGCCACCGTCTTTGGTAACATATTTACCTATGGCACTGGCTACGCCTGTAAGGGCAGCACCAGTGGATTTATTGACTAGGCCGAAGGTAAATCCGGTGACGGCTTGGTTGCGTATGAAACTCATTTAGTTGTTGGGGGGATAGGTATGGCGTTAAAAAGGTGTATTGATAAGGAGTGCATCACAACGTGGGCTTCGGGAGACCATTGTCCAAAATGTGGGCTAGCTGCCGACGTTTCTAAGATTGCACCGAAGCATGTTGCTTCCAAAACCGAATTGGCAGCAGAACTGTCCGACGACACAGAATTCAAACCATCTAACCTGCGATGGTTGCCAATGGCTTTCTACATAATTGCTTGCCTTGGTTTCTCTGGCTGGATTCTCATTGCTATCAATCTGGAAAGCTGGGAGGCATTTGGCTACGGCATTGGCACAACGATTGCTTGCTTGGGCAGTGGCCGAGTCATTGAACTCTTGCAAAACATCGATGACAAACTAGAGCAAAAAAGCCTGAGCGAGTCGCCCTGACGCAGCAGCCGAAGCTGCTCCATCTTTTGCCCTCAGACACACGCATGCGTTAGGATGTGTCTGGTAAGCCGGTGACGGCTTGGTTGCGTATGAAACTCATTTAGTTGTTGGGGGAGTAAAAGAAAAATATGTATTCAAGTTTTGAGGCGGAAATCCTGGACCCAGCTAAAAGTCAGACTACAGCTCAAACTCTAAGAAAAAAGTCTCCAGTGGATGAAATGTCTGATAGCGAGTTGCTTCGCAAAATCGCCAAGCACAGTGAAGAGTCTGCCCGCCACCTTTTCTACATTCGGATTGGTATTGCGGTTATTGTCTTTGTCCTGCTCGGTGGTTTCACTATTACATTCAGGTAGCCTGAGCGAGTCGCCCTGACGCAGCAGCCGAAGCCACTACGCCAGAGCTGACGCACAGGAGACTTAGTTAGCTACTTGCTCAGCCTGGAAACAAGCAACCCAATCAATGTGCATGATTGGATCAGTCGTTCCAGAACTGTGGCAAACAAAGCTAGGTGTCAGTTCCACGATTGGAATGTTCGTGGTGATGGTGTCCTTAGCCACACCGTTGACGTACGGTGTGATCTTGGTCAGGCCATCAATGACAAACCCAACTTTCACGTAGGCATCATCAACGAGAGTGTGAACTCCGCTGGTAGAGCTACGGCTTCCAGCCTTCTCACTATGGATTGCCAAAGCTGTCGTATTGATAGCTTCGTATCCAACGTGGTTGGCAGAAGAGTTTGCTGCTGAAGCAAACAGCGTTGAGTCAATCTCAGACAAACCAGCAAAAGCCTGAACAGTCGTTGAGCCGATGTCGGCCAACTTAATGCGAGCTTCGTAATAGATTTTCGCATTAGCGTTCGGGATGAAGCTGGAAGCAGCAGCTGCACCACCCATTTGAAGTTGTGCACCTTGGTTGTTGGTTGAGCTGGCAGAATCCAGCAGCAACACACCACCCTTAGCAGCAACGTCACAAGCGGCAGTACCGGCTGTTGCCTGAGTTAAAAGCCAACGAGTCGAGGCATCGTCAAATGCCAAGAAGTCGTCGATAAATCCAAAGCCTTCGTCTAAACCACCAACGCTAAGTTGCGTAAGTGGAGACTGACTCCAGATGTTAGGGGACAGACCACGCAGAACGGCATCTGACCCTCGTTGCGGTTTGAGATAAAGGTCACCCATTATTCAAACTCCTTTCCTAATTAGGCCACGTATCCGACGAAGTTTCTTCGACGATTCAGGCAGATGAAGTTACCCCAAGCATCCATGTGAACTTCACGCACAGTATGCTGACGTGCAGCTTTCTGTGGTGGATGCCACAACATGTCACGGCCCTTCTTGTAGTGCCATTGCAATGTCTTGTGGTTCACACCGTAGATGGGGTTTGAAGAATCGTTCGAGTCCAAATATGGAACCCAAACAACAGGGTTGCCCTTAATCACAACCGAGCCAGCGTACTTCATCAGGTCAGTCCCAAGGTTGTCATTGCGACTTTCCATGAGCTTCTCTAAATCAGCAATCACGCTGTAAGTTGTGTAGAACATGTGGTCACTTTCAGCCTTGCCACCAGCTAGTTCAGAGAACTGCTTAGGAGCTTGGAAGTAACAGTGAGAAATGGCCTTACGTATCTTGGATACGAGGTCATCCCGAGAACCAGCACTCTTATAGTTGAATGACCAGTTCTTCCAATTGCTTACATCAGACACCTTGATGCCTGCTGCACCGTTGGAGAATCCGCTAGGATCGCCACCAGTGAATCCACCACCAGGAGTCGTCGCTGACTTCTGAACCCAGAATGGGATGCCAGATGGACTTCGTGGGCTTTCTGTCGAGCTGCTAGGTGCAGTCCACAGAGCTTCTTCCATCAACTCAAAGTAGTCGTTGAAAGCTGAGTGGCGACGAATATCAATCTCACGAATGATAGTCTCACGGTCACTCTGGAAAGCATCTTCATCAACGTCATAGCTGAAGTTGACAGTTGCTTTAGTAAAAGGCTGCTTCGCTGTGGTCATCAAGTCTTTGACTGATGTAGCGTCAACACTGTACAGCTCAGAGAACTTTGCTGTTCCGGTGTTGGTTGTTTGAACCTTCCATTCAAGTTGTCCACCGCCAGAATACGGTGTACGTGTCTTGCCCTTCAGAAATTTCTGGGCGAAGACGTGGTGTTGTTTGTCGAGTGACAAGTCAACCCAACTCTTCTTTTTGAAGTTATTGAGAGTTAGAGTTACAAAGTCACCCAACTGGTCTGGGAGCAATGGCATTTTTCAGCCCTCCTATATTCAGACCGACTACGATCCGTTGTCCGACATCGCAGAGTCGTAAAACTCTTTTAGCACTTCACTGTTGACCAGTTCATCTACATCATCTGCAAGCTCAGGTTGAGCCGCTGTCGTTGCACCTGAACCAAGTCTACGGCGAGAGTTGCGGCGTGCTCGGTCGTTAAATCGTTGCCGGTGTTGGTTACTAATTTGTTCACCAAACACAGTGTGATATGCCTGTTTCACAAGCTCGTCCTGTTGAGGAACGAGAAGTCCCTGAGCTTCATAACCGGCAGCTAACACGTTGACCTGATCGAACAGGCGTTCCATGTTTTGTGCTTGCTGGCTACCAGGCTCAAGTTCCTGATAAGACGAATCACCAAAGAGTGCTTGGTTATCTAAACGAGATACAGCATTGTTGAATTGGTCTAACTCGCTAGCTGCGTTCTGCTGGTGCTGATAAGCCTCAGCTTGAGACACATACTGTTGTTGATAGGCAATTCGATCCTGCTGATCGAGAATACTGCGAGCGATGACATCAAGCTGCTGATCGTAGTACGACTGCATTTGTGCAGCCATTTGATCTATCGCTGTTCGTAATCCCTCGTCGTAGTCTTCACTCAAGTCCACACGGAATTGAGGTTGCTGAGTTTTGTACTGCTCAGCCGTCTGAGGCTGTTGTGTCTGTAGTTGGTTTTGATACCAGTTCTGCCATTGGTAGAGTTGGTCATTACCTTGGTTGAATTGGTCAACTACATAGTTCAACTGCTCTTCGTTTGCAAAGCCGTTCGGATCGAGTCCGTACTGCTGTGCTCGTGCCACCAAGTCAGGATTAAACGTCTGACCAGACACATCGTCATCGATGGAAGGTTCATCATCGACAACTGGTTCAGGCTCTGATTCAACAGAGTCTGATTGTTCTATTTCCTGCGGTTCTTCGTCGGTTGCTTCAACCTCATCAATGACCGCTAAATCATCTTCAGTAAGAGTGATTTCTTCTTCCTGTACTTCTTCGTTTACTTCTTCTGGCATCTCAATCTCCATAACCACCGTTGCGGTCAAACAGACCACGGTGCTTCAAATAGCGTGCGCGTTCACGGCGTGAGTGAAAAACACAATCACCGCTGTCCGTAAACGAAACTCCTGTAAATCCTTGTTTCTGTGCGTCTTCCCGAAACTCTTTGACTTGGTTCGGGTGTACTCCAGCTGCGTCGCTGACCAAGCCGGTTGACCAAGCGTTTGTGCCTAAACGTCTGTCAGCTTTTTTGACGTTCTCTTTGCCGAACTCAGGCAGCGGTTGATCGTGCCATGCGAGTTCGCCGTCTTTGTTGCGGTAGTAATATTTCTTCATTAGGATTGGTGTTTTAGAGGAGGATGTTATGCCAACTGT